ATGCATTTGAGCAGATTCTTCCAGATTTGCTTTCAATAGTACGCTACCCGGCACTTACAAATGCATTTGTTGCATACTGTAAGGCTACGGGGTCCACAAAGATTTTAGAACTCTTTATGGAGGGTACAGCACTTCTTCACAATATAGATAGACGTGAGTCTTACTATAAGGATGGAGAACTCAGTGCAGCGTATACTGTTGTGAAGGAAAGATTTCTCCCAGATGAAACTGGGAAGGAAGTGAAAACTAAAGTTCACGTTCCTAATGATTTCATTCCTAAACCAACGGTGTTTGAAGATTACGACATTATTAATGGTCCTAGGCCTCGTCAAATTAAGATAACGAGACCTGGTACGCTTAATGATATCGTTCCTGGTCGTATTGTTGGAATTCCAGAGCCTGCTGGTAAAATGAGAGTAATTGCTCTTGTCGATTCGTGGACACAAAGTGTCTTTGAACCCCTACACGAACAATTATTCGACCTTCTTTCGGTTTTACCGAACGATGGTACATTTGATCAGCTTGCATCCTTTGAGAGGGTGCAGCGTAAGTCTCTGGAGGCTAACGGTGTCTATTGTGCAGATTTATCTGCGGCAACAGATCGTCTTCCTCTAATCTTGCAGGAAGGACTCCTTAACCACCTATTTGGTAACAATATAGGGAAACACTGGGCTGACCTGTTACGGTTGCGTCCTTTTGTTTCTAGGGAGCCGTTAGGATCACTTAAAGCTGGCGACATGGTCTACTATGGAGCTGGTCAACCTATGGGTTGCCTCTCTTCATGGGCTATGCTCGCGCTTACTCACCATTTTATACTCCAAGGTTGTTGTTACAACATTGGGTATAGCAATAAGATTTGGCACACCTGCTACGAGATACTAGGTGATGACATAGTTATCTTTGATAAAGATGTCTATACAGAGTATGTGGCAGTTATGGGCTTTCTTAAGGTGGATACAAACCCTACTAAGACTTTAGTCTCAGAAGGTTCCAACAAAGTTGTAGAATTCGCTAAGCGAACTTCTATTAACGGAGTTGATGTATCTGGCTTAAGTTGGAGACAGTTCATTGTCGCAAGACATGACAAAGCGGGATTAGTCCCACTGAGTCTGTTCCTTGCTGACCGTGGACTACTATTGAAACCAGGACAGCTTATTAGGCTGCTCTCTGGGTCAGTGGTCGGCAATTACAATAAGCTTTCGGTCAAAAACCAAAAGAATATTGATAATTTGTTGGTGTCATTACTAAATCACTTCTCCCATA